CCATAGTAACACGGTACGGCAAGAGTGTAAACCGTAAAAATTTGCAGGTTACCTAGAACTTTTTGTCAGTTCTCTGATAGTACGCATTGAGAGCGGGTGACCGGCAGCATTGTCAATTAGAACACGGATATTATCGAGAGATTCTTCATCGGCGGGTTTGTCCACGGGCCATGCGATTCTGATATCGATCTTCTTTCTGATTCTCAAGAGCTTTTCTGAAATACCAATCACCCCACGTCTGCCGGTCAAATCCGTATCGGGATAGAGTATGATTCTTTCGATGCTACTGGCTTCGATCTGCTGCTGTTGAGAATCCGTCAAATCGTGTCCAAGCACCGCCGCTGAATTGCTCGAAGTAACCTGCGCGATTCTAAGAGCTTTGAAAACCCCCTCACTCAATATACATTCGTAGGCATTCGGGTCAAACCCGAACAGATATTTGTCACCGCGATTGTTCAGATATTTGATCTGACTTTGCCCAGTGAAATCGCGGGCGTTGACGGCTTTCAGTTCGTTGCCTACAAAGACAGGAAATATGATTCGATAGGCATAACGGCCATGATAACTAACTCCTATACGGTACGTCGTTATCTGCTCTTTTGTTATTCCCCTGTTGAGCAAATAATTTTGGGCTTGTTTGTCAAGATCGTCATAGACACGGTCCAGTATTTGATAGTCAGCAGGCAGCTCAACAGGTTCTGGAGGCTTAGCCGGTTCCTCGAAGTCTACTCCCGATACGGTCTCTGTGATTCCAAGTTGTTTCAGTACGGTAAATACGGCCACCCGGCGTTTCCAATCACAATGGACGCACTTGCCCCACAACTGTACAGAGTGGACACAAAGTTTGAATTGAGTGTCTTGTGAACGCCCGCGGCTAGTACAGAACGGGCAGCAGATATGAATTTTTGCAGGATCGCCGGGAGATGTTTTGAATTGCACGCGGCGACGCAACAAAGCCTCTTTGAAAGTCATGTTCAGTAATCGAGCATCTCTTCTAATTCTTCGTCATATTCGCGTTTCAATTCAGTTTCATATTCTTCTTTCGTTTGGCATGTGAAGAGACTATTCTCGGCTATCCACTGATACAGACCGCCGCCATTGCAGGCAATCTGTACGATTCCGGGTACGTCACGCATCAATCTTGTCTTGTGGTTTTTATCATAGACGTTAACCAGACCGGCAACTGTATGACAGTAGACATCGGTAGAGACCGTAACGTCGATAGCATCTACTTCTATCAGACACTCGACATCTTTGAGCGAAGGAATCTTTTCAAAGCGCACGAAATAGCAGTAACATGGAATCTTTTGTAGCGCCGGTATGAGAATCATAATAGAGTAGCCTTTCGGCAGTACGGACTGAACCAGATTACTTCACGAGAGCTATTGGCACGGCCATTCCCATTAGACTGCATTCCATACCCTCCAGTAGTGCTCCACCGAACGCGCTCCCAGTTATTGGGCATAGCGTGTTCGTTGTCGTAACCGCAAAGTGCTATACGCATTTGGTTATTGGAACCATTCTTGACCGCCCAGTCGCACACCTCATGAGCGACTTTCAAGTCATCGACGGCGTAAAGACTGGCGTCTCGTTCGGCTTCTTTGGAGTACGGCGGATCGAGAAATATGCCTGTCATTCCCAAATTAGAAGTCGGAGAAGAACCAAGCACGCGCTTCCAATCGCCGCAACACACTCGAACTCGCCGCAGTCGATTTGACAGTGCTTCAAAATATGCTTGTAGATGATCTCCATTAGTGCGATGCACGCCCGTTCCGGAGTTCCCGAGGTGCGGTCGCTGGCGCTGAACTCCTTGATGAGAACTTAGATGGGGCCGTTTCCTGTGTACTCCCATATCAGAACTGATGTGGGGTCTTTGGTTTTTGGGCTTCAGATCTTCGCACCATCCGCTTCCTATCCAGCTAGACAATCCCCAGACCCACCAGCCTGCGATTTTTACATCGTAGTAATGTGGGTCGGTTTTCATATATTCCTGGAATTCTTTTTGATTGACCAGCCACAGATGCCGCGCGGTCAGGTCAGCCTCGTTCACGGGGTCATCAGCCCATTTTGCCAGCTTCTTAGGATCGTTCTTTAGAGCTCTCCAGAAGTTACTGACGAAACAGTCCTTGTCGTTTATGGTTTCAATATGCGGATAATGAGGGCGCGCCAGCAGCACGGCCCCGCTGCCAAAGAACGGTTCGACATAGTTGCTGACATTTCCAAATCTCTTCCATACCTGTTCAGCTACTCGACTCTTGCCCCCGAACCAAGGAAATGGAGCGATCAACTGACTCATGGATTACCGCCGTTATGGATTTTCATCTGCCTGTACGTCTCTTCGCGGTCATAGATTATCATTCGGTCTAGATCGGGAACGATTTCTACGCCGCATTCCATACGGTCGTTCTTGTGTGCCGCGACCCAGAGGTAGAAACTGTTGTCTGTCCATTCGCCTTTGCCTAGACTGAGACCGCATGTGACTTTCTTGAGTTTGCTGATGTCCTCTGCGATGCGATCGCCCGAGAGTATCTTCAGGTGCCGCGTGTTCCTTTGCGTCTGGGCCGCCGTCCACATTACTAGATTGTACTTTGAAGCCATCTGTCTCAGATTACGATATATTTCGTCCGATTCATATCTCTTGTCTTTGTAGCCTTGCGACGCCACGATCTCTTCGTCATAGTCGATCAGAATGCAGTCCACTAAAAACCCGCGTTCACGACAGGCCAGCAAAGTGTTCTCGATGCTCGATACCGTAATGCTTTCGGCAGTACCGTCATAGATTTCGATCTTTGTCTTGATCATGCCCTTGAAACGATTGAACCTCTTGGTAAGAGTCTTGGGCAGATCGCCCAGCATCTTAACCGGCAGATGCGTTACCAGCGCATCAAGTCTGTCCTCCACAATAGAACGTGGATCTTCCAGCGTGAAATACAGCACGTTAAGGCGCTGTAGCGCATATGCCGCCGCCAGCCATAGCAGGAACAGGCTTTTGCCGCGCTTGTAAGGCGCTATAACCAATCCCAACTGCTTGGGGCCTACACAGCGCACCATCGAGTCTAGGGGGTCGATAAACGTCCAGGGCGCGGGTTCCTTTAACGTCCGCCGTCTAGCGATGCGGTCATCGAGAGTGGCCAGATAGTTTATCGTTTCTGATCTCTGGCTGCTACCCGTAAGAGCTCTCTGGCTGATTTCGAGCCACCTCTCGTCAGTAAGAGTTCCGGCATTCTGGGCATCGATCAGCTCTTGTATGCCCGCGGCCTTGAAGCGCTCAGTCTTGTATCGTACTACCTTTTCGGTGATGGCTCCAGGAGACTCGCTCTTCAGTTTGCCGATGAATTCAATGTAGTCTTTCAGCTTGGCGACATGGCTGGCCCCCATACCAATCTGTTCAGCGTATTCTAGAGTGTCTGAACGCAGTAGATTGCCCAGGGGCTCTTTGTACTTCTGATAATGTTCTAGAGCGCGTTCAGCAACTATCCAGCGCTCGCGGCCATGAAATGACGGGCGCAGCGGCCTAAAGTCATTTACGGTCAGCAGAGGAGCACAGGCGCGCAGCGATGTCTGGTCATATATCAATAGAGCCGTCAGGTGGTCTTGGAAATCATCGTCATCCCACCAGCGCTCGGAATCATTTGTTTTGTTTTGGATTTTCATTGGACGTTAAGTATCAGACCAAGGAAAGCCCGGTATGGCAACCGGGTCTTAGTAACGCCGTTCAGGCTCGGCTGTGATTTCTAATATGTCGGCTGCCGGGTAGGCGTAGATGGTATCCCACTCATCTTTTATTACTGCGAACTCGCCTTTGAATTCAAGCGTGTTGCTATAGCTTCCTCCAGGTCGTGGAGTCCTTTTGAAGTCCTTTATACGACCGTCTTTGAACGTAACTGTAATGTGCATATATCAGACTCTCTAACCTGGGATAGATTCGAAAAACTATAGCCAGACAACAGGGCTGGCGGCGGCGCGGGCTGGTACTGGCATTACTATACTTTGCGGTAGCGGCGCTTTTCGCCGACGGTTCTCTGCCACTCTTTACGCTTCTCTTCTATGGCTTTTGTGTATCTGTCTACGAACTGTTCAGGAGTCTCATACTCAAGTTTTGTGATGGGCACTGGGACTGTCTTCTGCCTCATGGCTCGGTAGTTCTCGCGGTCAGGGTATGTTTTTGACACTTCATCCTCAATGATCTGACGGGCTCGGGCTCCTGTTATCATGGCTACCGGCATACCCAGAAGTACGATATCGGGGTCTATCGATCTTTTACGCTGTAGACGGTAGCGGTCGAGTAGAGCAGTGACTATGAAGTCAAGAGGAATACAGTATCTTATTGACCATACTCTCCAGTTCATCAGACGCATCAATGATCTCTGATCACTCTGAAACATGACTCTCACATGCGAGTCTAGTAGAGGTTCATTCATACTCTTCCTCTGACTGTTTTCATAGCTCAGTATAGCTGCTCTTATTGACTCCTCCCAGTTGCTCAGACACTCTTTCATACTAGAGTCTATACGCTTCTCTTGAGTAGTCATGTTCAAGCTCTTGTACGGCCTCTTATTGACCGTCTAGTAGACCGTCTATTAGACTGTTTGTCAGGTCTGTTTTACTATACTTTCTAGGGAACTTTCTGAGGGGTATTAAAACAAGAAACTCTTATTATGTATATGTGTATATTTTAACATCAGAACATTTTATTCGTATTATGTAATCAGGTCAGTACTTCTTGCTATATGTACCTGCGTGCGTGCCTGCGCGATCGCGAGCGTGCTCGTGCGTGCGCTCGCGCGCGCTGTGTTAGTTTTATATATATATATATACTAAAGACTTTATATTGAAAAAATAAATAATATCCGCGTCAGCGGTCTTGTTAGACCGGGCTACGAGGCGATAGCCGAGTATAGACCGGTCTACAAGCTTGGGATAGTCCGTAGTGAGGAGTGGGATAAGGAATGTCCGAAGGACAATTCCGTAGACCATGACGAACGGAGGGACTATCCCAAGGAGAAATAAGAAATACTCCAGTCGCGTGCGCGCGAGAAACCCGAACACTCCGAGAAAGACAGAACTCAGAACTCAAAGCTCAAATTGAAAACCAGAACTCCAAAGAAGACCAGAAATTCTAAGAACCGGCTCTAAGAGCTCTTTCTAAGACAGAAAAATCGAAGTGACTTGAAAATTCAAAAGAGTTTTAAGACCTCGGTAGATTGAAAATCTGAATAGAGCTTGAAATTGACGAAAAAGTAAAATTACAGCATCAGGATGAAAATCAAAGTCAAGAACTTACGAAGCCTCTTAACATGGATGGAAGAAAGACAGAAAATCTACTTGAAGCGAATCGAAGACCAAAAACCTCCATGGACGGAAGACCCCGTCATGAGACGGTACCGGTTCTGCAACGTCTACAGAAACCAAGACCGCGAGACCCGGTGGCTTCACAAGAACTGGATAGAGCCGCAGAAAAGACACGAGAACCTCTGGTTCGCGGTAAGCCTCTTCAGACAGATCAATTGGAGTCCCACTTTGGAGGAAATCGGATTTCCTAAGACCTGGAACGCTCAAAGAGTTCTGTCTACGATGCTCAAGAGGGCGTCTAGGGACGAAAAGGTCTACACCAGCGCCTACATGATTTCGAGTCACGGAGAGACTTCGAAGGCGGTCTACACCGTGAACCGCGTGTTAGACCCTCTCTGGAAGAGCGTTCGATCGAAGAAAGCGGTTCCCGTATGGGCTGACGGTCGCCGTAAAAAAGATTTGACTCTCGAGGCTGCTACCGAGTGGTTCAGTCAATTTCACGGATTTGGAAATTTTCTGGCTTACGAAGTAGTCACAGACCTGCGATGGACCAGATATCTTGAGAATGCGACAGACATCTACACGTGGGCCAATCCCGGACCGGGTGCCCGGCGCGGAATCTGTAGACTCTTAGAACTCGATTTCAAGACCGCTCGATTGAGCCGACAAGACCTGATCGATTGCATGAAAGAAATCTACTGCTGGATAAGAGCCAACAAAAACCAAGACATCCTCCCGACGCTCGAGATGAGAGATATCGAACACTGCTGCTGCGAGTACGACAAATACCGCCGCGCCCAGGAAAGACTCCGAGCCGGGAGGGCCGTGGGACTCGAACGGTTCAGGGGTCAGTCACGTCTGATTTGAAAAGCGAAGACAAAATGAACCAGAACGTAAACCTGATCTACGCTCGAAAGCATCTGGGAGGAGGATCGACAAGCTTCACAGTTCACCTCTATCGAGCGTTCAAAATAGCCGACATCGGGGTGAAGCTTCTAAGACCGTCTAAGACCAAGACTGCGAATCGATCACATCAGTTTGGAGGATATACAGGAATCGAAGAGACCCGCGTCACGCGTGAGGAACTGAAAGAGATTGTGGAGACCGAGCCATCGCTGCTGACGGCCGCCGAGAGAAGTGACGATCTGGTTGAACCCGAACTCTTGAAAGACCTGACCGGTCTTGGAATGAGCATCGTGGTCCACGATCCCAATGAGTTCTATCACGACGGCAAGCGCGGAGTGTATGATCACCTCGATTCATTACGACTATCGATTCAGGGACTGTTCGCAGACAGGGTTCTAAGCAAGAACAAGATTTTTGGAATACGACCAACGATGAAAGCTTTCTTTCCTAGCGCCGTGATAATTCCACATCCTTACGAAAGAGAATTTTCAGACGATTGGACAAGCGAGGATTACGAATCGCGCAAGACAGCCTGCTCGCTGGCGCGGATTACGTTCGTGAAACGAACTGAGATGATTCTGACAGCCAACTCACATCTGGAGTCAAGTGACCGCGTCGTTCTGCTCGGGTCAGAGAACAGGCTATACACTCACCACCGACTGCGAAAGATGTTTCCAGACTTTGAACAGGGAAAGACCGGCCAGCCTTTTGAGCACGGAGCCGCGGCTAGAGCGGCGTCGAAGTACAAGCTCGCTGTAGATCTGACGTATTTCCCCAACGACGGAGGAGGAAGTCAGTACACGTTCATGGAAGCCTGGGACGCCGGAACCGTCAACATCATTCACAAAGACTGGCTTCGTTACTCCGGCGAAATGAAAGACGGCTTCAATTGCTTGAGCGTGACGAGCTTCGAGGAATTGACTTCGCTAATCAAGGAAGCTGCCGGTTCTAAGACTTTTCAAAAGAAATTGAGTATGATAAGATGTGACAGCGTGAAGCACTTGGAGAGAGTCCATGACCCGGTCACAATCGCTGAGGCGTACTACCGCGAGCTGACGAAATGAAGTCAATGAAAATCTACATTCCGACCCGAGGTCGCATCGCAAGTCAGAAGACATGGGACCGCATTCCCGAATCACTGAAGCCGCAGACCTTGCTCGTATGCCCGCCGTCCGAAGTCAATGAGCACCGGAGCCGCGACCGAAATGTCTTGTCGTGTTCTGTAGAAGGCATCGCCGCGACGCGTCAGTGGCTGGTCGAGAGAACACTGGCCTCCAAGTCAACAAAACTTTGCATGACTGACGACGATCATTACTTCTTTCGACGCGAGAATCCCTCAAGTCCCAGACTCAAAGTCTGTATCCCAAGTGATATCGAGGAAATGTTTGGCCGTATCGAACTGCTCTTAGACAAATACCCGATGGTCGGAGTTTCAGCGCGTCAGGGAAACGACGCCTTCCTCGCTTTGAGATACGGATCGAAGTATGCCTATGAACTCGAACCTGGATTGTGCCTCAACAAGAAAACTTGCAATCTGTACGGAGTACGAGCTGATATCTTAGACAAGGAAAAAATACGATTTGACGCCACTCCTCTCATGGAAGACATGCACGTGTCACTGTCGTTGATTGCCCTGGGATACGACACGGCTCTGATCTCAGAATGGGTCTGGAACCAGCCCGGATCGGGAGCCGCCGGAGGATGCAGCCTGTATCGCGATCTGGAACTTCAGAAAGACAGCGCCCGAAAACTGGCTTCGCTTCACAAGCCGTTCGTGAGCATCATCAAGAAGAGAAGCATCAGTCCCGACGGCTGGAAGCAGTCTCTCGGTGAACGGAGGATCGATGTGCGCGTGGATTGGACCGGAGCCGTGCAGAGCGCCCGTGCGGCGGCTAGACCCAGGCTGTTTTGAGTATTACTGCATACAATTATCGTTCCTGTATGACACAAACGAGCAAAACGCTGCCGCCAACACGGCGTACAATGCCTCATATTGACGCCTGCGGGTGCATAGGATTGTCTCTAGACCGTCAGGTGGTACTTAGCGGCGGGGCCGCCGCTAAAAATTACTGTAGGGTCGCTAAACGCCAAATAGAAAAGAGGTGAAACTACTTATATGTATGAGCAAGAGCCACCATTTGCCGTACAGATCGAAAGTTGTGAAGGCTGTAATTTAGCCTGCCCGTTCTGCGGCGAAAACGGTATTCGTGAACATGCCGGAGGGCCGTACAAGTTTATGACTCCCGAGACCTGCGAAGTCATAGCTCTTTCGATCGCTGATTCACGATGGTCATCCCGTATTGAGCTTGCGATGCACGGCGAACCCACACTGAATCCTCATCATGTCGATCTGATCCGTATTCTGCGCGAGCACTTGCCCGACAATCAAATCATGCTGACTAGCAATGGAAGCGGCCTGCTGCGAGGAAATCCTGTTGAACGCATTACCGATCTGATGGAAGCTGGACTGAACATATTGGCTCTAGATGATTACAAGACAGTAAACATAGTGCCGCGCATACGACAACGACGCGCTGAAATACCTTACCCGGTCTATGACTATCCAGGTGATGGATTGGATTACAGCCCGCATCGCCGCCGTTCGATAACGACCCATGCCGTAATCATCATACAAGACATTTCAGAGGCTACCGCCGGAAGTCATGCTGATTTGAACAATCATTGTGGACTGGGAGCTCCTCTCGATTACAGCATGAAAAACGCTAGATGCGCCAAACCTTTTCGAGAATTATCAATACGATGGGACGGCAATATAGCAATATGCTGCAATGACTGGAGCGGCCAATACCGAATCGGAAATGTTTTAGACGCGCCTATAGACGAGATATGGCAATCTCAACGATTCACGGCCGCGCGTAGAAAGCTGCTTCATCATCAACGCGACTTTGGGCCGTGTCTGGGATGCAATGCCAAGAGCTACCGCACGGGCTTGCTTCCCGACAAGAAGGGAAAGGAAACTCTACCTTCTCCTGACGAAGAATGCAGGCGCATTATACAAGAAGCCATGATTCTAGGACCGTATACGCCCGCCGTGCCGCGACCTTGGGACAAACCTGACTACGTGCGTATAAAACCCGCTACTAAGAATACTCTGTTCGATATCAAGTAAAATTCAATTGAAAGGAAAACTGATTTTGCTACTGACCATCACGGCCCCGAATGTAAACGGCATGTGGGACGCCGCCAAGGTTCATCTCAATTCAAGACACATCTTACGACCATCGAGGACCGGGGAAGTTATTGAGTATCCGGCTCCAGTCATCAGTGAGTATCTGAATCCTAAAGAAAGAGTCTTGTTCAACTCCGAACGCAACGCCAATCCGATATTTCACTTCATGGAAGCTCTCTGGATGCTGGCGGGCCGCGATGACGTCGATTGGATTGCCGACTACAATCCGCGCATGAAGCTGTTTAGCGATGACGGCAAGGTATTTCATGGAGCTTATGGAGCGCGCTGGCGGACGGCGTTCGATCTCGATGGAGGCGCTGAAGACGATTATGCCGATCAGCTATTGAAAGTAATCCGTATGCTGAAAAAGAGTTCTGATGAGCGACGGGCTGTGATTGCCATGTGGAATCCGATCTGGGATCTCGAACGTCCTGAAATAAGAGATCTGCCGTGCAACACTCAGATTTATCTCAAGATTCGAGAAGGTCGTCTAACGGTGACCGTATGCTGCCGGTCGAATGATGTTTGCTGGGGGGCCTACGGGAGCAATGTCGTACATATGAGCATGCTCCAAGAATACCTCGCGGCCATGATCGGCGTCCCTGTTGGAACATACTGGCAGATATCTGATAGCTGGCACGCTTATACCGAGCGCTGGCAAAAGTTTGGAGGGGAGAGCACCATCCCTACTCGTGATTACTATACTGAGGGTCTAGTAGCTACATTTCCGATGGTCGATACCAGCATCCCTGGATACGAAGAGACGTGGGACCAGGAATTGCGTCGATGGATGCGCGGCGATATCTTGGGAAGCTACACTCAACAGTTCTTTCCACAGGTAGCGACACAATTGTTTATGGCCTGGACCGCCTACAAGAGTAGTGATCTCGATAAGGCCATGATGTACGCCCATCGTTGTCTAGCCACTGATTGGAGCATGGCTGTGATTGAATGGCTCGATCGTATCAGAAACAAGCGAACAGTCGCCGGTTCCAATATCGGAGCACGATAAGATGTCCAAAAAAGAGAAACTCAAACCGTTCGTAATAGAGTGCTGCGACAGACTACGGAAATTGGTAGACCTGAACGCGCCCGCAACGATTGTGGGGGCTGCCGCATGGCATCTATATGTAACCGTGCTGGCCGCATACGGATCAACTGCGGCGTCAACAATGGTACAAAACATCCGCGAGCAGAATCTGCATAACCGAGGCATCTGCTCGCACAAAGATTGTACCAACTACGTAGACCGTCCAGAATCCGGTATTTGCAAGAGTTGCCGAAGCAAATTGGGCATCGGAGAATACGATGAAATCGGAGATGACCCCGAATTTACCAAAGCTGAATCTACGTCGGAGTACATCAAACACATTCGCGGTGAATAGTTTTATGACAAACGAAAAGATTACTCTCGGAACAATTCCTGATGCTATCGAAGGGGGCCGCTTTGTCTCGGTCGAAATCGTTAGTTGAATAACCGGGCTCACAGTATAGTTAGTCAACCGTGCCCGTCCTCAGCTCCGTTTTTGATTACGTTTTCGGAGCGCTCATTTGCAAGCGGGCACGGTAAAATTCGATGACACCTTACATCCATCTTCATCATCTCAGGCGTCTAGCTTGTACGCGCCGTTACCATACTGAGCATTTCATCGGCGAGAATACCGTGGGCCATCATAGTTCTTGCGTGGCTCTGATATTGATGGCGACCGTCCCGGCTTGCAGCATGAATCTGCTGCAAGCGGCTCTGTTACACGATCTTGAAGAAGGAGAGACCGGCGACATCCCCGCGCCCACGAAAATGATCTGCCGGGATATATCCAGACTCGAACAGGCCGTCAGAAACTTCTACGACATCGAGAGCCCCAAGCTCACAGACATTGAAATACTTCAACTGCGGGCTGCCGACTTTCTTGACAACGCTTTTATCTGCCGCGATCAACGAATGATGGGAAATCAGTTCATAGACTGGGTGTTCGATAAATACCTGAAATACTCAAAAGACGTATTCAACGAAGCCGCCGTCAGCGACCCGGGACTAAATGCCATGAAAGGCGTGTGGCTGCAACTTCGTAACGACTATCGGCATCTGGCCCAGGGAGAGAATCCCCCGTTATTGAATGACACGCCGTCTTTTGATTTCTCAAAATATGATAACGAGCAAGTCTGAATTCTTTGAGAAATCGCGTCGCGGCCAGTTGGGAAACCATTTGCGAATGTGGTCATTTGATGAATACACGCATTTACACCATGACGAACAGCCTTCTCTGGTAAGCGTCCGCAACTGTCTCCGCGGCGGTGACGCCCGCGTCCAGCGCTACCGAATGACGCCCAGCGAGGCTATGCATCACTGTCTCTATTTGATAAAGACGCGCGTCGTAGACCGATCACAATTGCTATTAGACGAAAGCGCCCCCGATGACAGAGTGATATTACAGGCTGAAGTGATGCTCAGTCCGCGCCATTACGAAATGCGTTATGCTCTGTATTCAAGAGTCGGGATGAGGCAGGCTTATGAGAAAATGAGCCAAGTTTCAGGGATGCGCGCCAAATCTATATTGGAAGCCTACCTTGAGCCTACCGACTATGATGCTCTACAAGAAATCTTTGGACAGCACCCAACGAGCATAGTCGAATTCAGCACATACGAAATTCCTGTGGGAGTCTGGGGCAGCACTACTTTGTTCTGGGAATGCAGAGACTATTGACGAAAGGATTGATTTGAAATGAATACATATCGAGCTGAATTTCTTTTTGAACTCCAGGCAGTTTCGAGAGAAGAAGCCATAAAAAAGATAGAAGAGCAGCTCAATCTCGAAGCCCCCGATTCCCATCTGGTCTGTAAACAATCTCTTGTATGGCGGGTAGATCCAGAACAAGCGATGGCTGGCTATTGATATGAACACACATTTCTACGATGGCGATGCGGGTGAGACTCCTCCGGCACTGAACAAAATCATAGGCGTGAAAGTCGATCGCGTCTGGACCACTTCAGATTCTCTTCTAGTTCTGTTCGAGGACCAGCAGTTCCTAGAGGTTCAGTTTCAATCTCTGATTGCGGGCAGCGGTTTTACATTACGATTTGACTTAGGAACTGTTCTACCCGGCCAATTGGAATCCATTCTACTCGAACTCGATTCTACAGCTCGGCGGTCAGATCACACTCGTTTCTTAGAAGGTCGTACATTCACGGGCCTCGACATCGACGTCTTGGTTTTTGACCGCATCTACGGAGTCAGAGTCACAAAAGACGGTATCGAATGGGTTCGTAAGCCTGTCGATGAGCATTCAGTAGATCCAGTCCGGCTACAATAAACCTCTAGGGGGGGGAGATAATAAGAATGAGAGTCCCACTGACCAGCCGCGAGCGCCTGATGATGCGGGCAAAGAAATTAGCCGAGGCTTGCTGCGGAACCTGGAATTACCGCGTATCGGGCGTCGAGGACATCGCCAAGGTCATCACGGATTTATGCGTGGCGCTGTTGGACGTGCGGCTTTCATACCGGGGCGCCGAGTGCTGGTGCGAAGAGAGCTGGAACACTGACGGCGGAAGGCACTCCTATGCTTGCCAGAAGGCCCGCGCCGCGCTTGCTGAGGTCAGGGGCGAGGCTCCAAACAGGAATGCGGGAAACGCGGGGAGGTGAAGGAGAAAGAAATCTTTGTGAGGGAGAAAGGATGGGGGCAGATCCAGCAGTCACATCAGTCACCGAGCCAGGAGATCAAAAATGAACACCGTGCGATTACTGACTTTAGCCGATTCTATCGAACGCCAGACCATTCCTGTGACTTTGAACATGCTCAACGTCATAATACCCGACGGCCTCCCGGTCAGTGCCGTTCAACAGGATCAGAACATCCAGGCCTGCGCCGGGGGATGGGCGTGCCTGCTGTTCGGCCAGCCGGGTTCGAGCATCGCTCTCAATCATGCCCAGAGTTTACTGTCTCTCGATCCTCAAGAGGCTCGTAATCTTTTCTACGGCCACTGGCTAAAGAATATCCCTCTTAAGGACATCACGCGTCTTCAAGTGATACAGATTATACGCCAGATGGTCAAGAATCACCATCTCAAGCCACCGGCTTCTATAGTCTCCACAGAAACTCCCTAAATTCAACAAATTTAAGGGCCATTTATTCACTTTACATTTTTTCTTAATGGTAATAAGCTACTTATTAAAGCGTCGTACGTCAACAGAGCTCTAGTAAAATATGAGCTCTTCCCACATCGATGATGGCCCCTCAGTGTCAGTGATTTTCGTTTTTAACGATGCCCAACACATCCAAGTCAAAATTCAAGATCATACGCGGACAAGATCTTCTTACAGCTCTAGAGTCTACATCAGGTCTTGTGAAATGGATCGTCGGTCAAGGTCTCGAGATGCATCACATCACTTCTTCAATGGCACTAGCCATCGCGCGTGGAGGAGCATACGAAGCCAAGTCAAGATCAGGACGCGTATATTCCATGCGTGAAATTCCAGACCGGCGCAACTTCATTGTCGATGAGGAATACTGGCGCGATAGAGCCGTAATACGATGGGCCTCCCCCGTCACAAAGAAGACGGTCGATCTCTGGGACCGCATCTTCCAGGCCCAAACTCAAGCTTCCCGCCCCAAGACAATGTCAGCATCAGCAGGCTGTTCTTTACCCTTTTAAGACATCTTCTATGTTCAATGTCTATAGAGCGCCCCAATTTATTTTCACACTGGCGTCTCTCACTAAAATCCTCTTCCAGTCCTCTCGATCTCATTCAACGCTGCTGCCTGTTCAATGGAGCCGCCGTGCCTCACGATATCAACGAGTTCAAATGCCCCATCTGCCGCGCTCAGTGGATAAGAGACAGAAGTCTCACAGACAGATCTCCTGAACAGTCAGATGAATACGAGAGGCATATTTGATGCGACGATCAAAACGACAACCTCCTCGAATTCTGTCAACAATAAAACATGATTAGAAAATACGGTCTTATTAAAAATTTCGTATGCCTCGCGTAAAGGGACAGTTCAGTTACAAGCCCACTAAAGCTGATATACAGACGGTCAAAAACCTCTGTCTGGTAGGCCGCCCTCTCTCGATTATAGCTCGCTGCTGCGGCACTAACGGCATCGATGAAGACACCCTCAAGCGCCATTATTCAGACATCATAGACAACTATGCCGACAGCATGATCGGCCGGGTAGCCGACAGTCTAATGACGAAAGCCATAAAGGGCGACACTACCAGTCAGATCTTCATCATGAAATGTCGAGGCCGCTGGCGCGAGAACCCCACTCTCGATGAGGCCATCACACAGGTCATCAAGAGAGTGGTCGGCGTTAAGGACGAGGACGTCTAAGCTCTTGCCCTCATATCTCGACATCTCCGATAAAGGCGCATCAGTCGTCAGTGGAGATGGCTCTAACAAGAAGCCCAAGTGGATACCGCGCAAGCAATACCTCAAAGCCCGCCGCCAGGGCATACTGGCCAGCCAAATCCAGTACATTGACTACGAGCCCCGCGGTGCTTGCAAAGAGATATTCCAGCGCCGTGATCTTGAACTGGGCATCAGCGGCCCCGCAGGAACAGGCAAGTCCAGGGCGTGTCTCGAGAAGGTCAATTGGTGCTGTGACAAGTATCCACACGCCCGCTGGATCATGGTACGCAAGACCCGGCGATCTCTTACTCAATCGGCAATGGTCACGTTCGAGAACAAAGTCTTGTCTACTCCAGGCTCAGTTCCATTCCATGGAGGTGACCAGGAATATCGCTACGGCAATGGAAGCATCTTGGCGGTAGCCGGTATAGATGACCCTCGCAAGATCTACTCTTCAGAGTGGGACGGGGCTTATGTCAACCAAGCCGAAGAGCTGGATCAGGCTGACTGGGAGAGCATCATTTCACGCCTAAGAAACTGGAAGATGCCCTACCAGCAGATCATCGGTGACATGAACCCCGACGCACCTACGCACTGGATAAAAGCCCGCGTGCAGCTAGGCCAGATGACTCTGCTCGAAAGTCGTCACGAAGACAACCCTGAGCTATATGATATCAAGACCAAAGAATGGACTATTCGTGGGGCTCAGTACTTAAAACAACTCGATGCACTTTCGGGAGTACGCTATCGCCGTCTGCGTCTGGGCCAGTGGGCCAGTGCTGAAGGAGCTGTGTATGAAGAGACATGGGATCGTGCGTTGCATGTCATTGACCGCTTCGTACTGGACCCCTTAGATAAGGATCAGGTCCCATCTAGCTGGCCGCGCTACTGGTCAATCGACTTCGGCTATACCAACCCTTTTGTATGGCAGGCATGGGCTGAAGATCCCGACGGGCGTCTGTTCAGGTACAAGGAAATCTACAAGACCAAGACCCTTGTCGAAGATCATGCACGCCGCATCAAAGAAGTAACTAAGGACGAACCCCGCCCGCGCGTAATCATCTGCGATCACGATGCCGAAGACCGAGCTACTCTAGAGCGTCATCTGGACATGCCTACCCAAGGAGCCTGGAAGGCGGTAGGACCGGGCATCCAGGCGCTAGAAGGCCGTTTGCGTACTGCCGGTGACGGGAAGCCCCGCGTGTTCTATCTTCGCGACTCTGTGATCGATATCGATCGCGAGTTGATTGCCGCCCATAAGCCTGCCTGTACTGAAGACGAGTTCGAGGTTTATGTGTGGGACACTTCGGCTAACCGGAGACGCGGTGAGCAGCCCGTAAAAGAGTACGACCACGGTATGGACGCCAGTCGCTACCTCGTCACATACATAGACAAGACGGGCAGCATAATCCCCAAGATGTTCGGGATCATTGGCATCACACGCGGCGGAGGTGGATCAGATTCTTCACTGGTCAAACCTTCAGGATTCAGGATCGATGGAGGCACTTCGTTAGGCACGCGCTGGAGCGACAAGTGAAGAGTCCCTTTACATGGCTCGAAGGTCTTAACGCCGTGATGATCGTTCTTGCTCTGTTGATACTAGGCAACGGTCAGCGTCGTATCGAGGAGCGCATCAGCCGTCTGGAAGTACAATCAACAGACATCAGTTCGCACGCGAACGATTGTTCATTTACTACCACAGAAATCCTGCGACAGATGGCCGAGCAGCGCCGTGCTTCTAAATCAAGGTGAGCCCCAAGAAGCCTGAGCCCAAGGCCCCCGCGCCTTTAAAATGGTACGAGCTTGAGCGTCTTGTTCCCTATCGCGATCTTGTTCTTGTTCTGGGGGCGCTTTTAACAGTGATTGGCGTGATGCTGGTTTTTGTTCCGGCTGCTCTGATCGTAGCCGGTGTCGGGCTGGTATATTTAAGCTGGAGGATGGCGAAATGAGTTCAATGCTAACGACTCTACTTCTTACTGATGCCGGTAAGATCAAGATTACAAAAGGAGGTCCCGGTAGCGGTCCTCAGGCGGGTTACGCGAACGGTCTTAGCGACGAAGCAGATAGAGAATCCAAAATGGCTCATTCTAGACAATCTCATATGAGAGCCGCAGATGCTCACCGCGCGGCTGCTTCAGCGCATAGATCAGCAATGGCGAACACGAAGTCTAGAAGTGAAAAAGCCAGCCACAAAGGTACGATAGCGTATCACGAACAGAAGGCGTCAGCACATGAATTTGCCGCGAGTTACGGGCGTGGACGTCGGTAACCGCTATTGATGTTTTAGACCTCTAATGATTTTGATACTGATAATACTGATCTTGCTACTCTGTGGAAGCGGCTACTACGGCTATGACCGCTGGGGCTATCAGGGAGGCATTGGAGCGGCCGTGCTGATTCTCGTCGTAATTCTTATTCTGATGTATCTCGGAAACGTCAGGTTCTACTGATTGTATCATGGCTCTGATTGATCGCATCGCAAAGATCGGGCAGGACATGGTTCCAATTCCAGGAACCACGGCTGAGATCCCGAAAGCCAAGCCCTTCCAGGAAGTGGGCGTCAGCGGCCTGCTTCGCACGAAGGGAGTCGGCTACATCTATGACGAGTTCCTGTCAGCTCTATCGGTCCATCGTCAGAAGCAGATCTACAGGGAGATGCGCGATAACGACGCCGTTATCGGCGCGATGTTCTTTGCTCTTGAAATGATCCTGCGCCGCGCCGAGTGGCGAGTCGAGCCCGGACGCGGAAAGAAAGCCGATCAGTACGCTCAGTTCATCAAAGAGTGCATGGAGGACATGTCACACACTTGGGAGGACTTCATTGCTGAGTGTGTCTCCATGTTCACTTTCGGATTCGCTCTGTTCGAGACCGTCTACAAAAGACGACAGGGAGCTGACGGACGCAAATCATCTCGTTACGATGATGGGCTTATCGGATGGCGCAAGATGGCCCCGCGCGCTCAAGAATCTATCTTGTACTGGATCTGGGATGATGAAGGAGGCTTGCAAGGAGCCGTCCAGCTCGCGGCTCCAGATTACAAGACGGTGGCCATCCCGATTGAAAAGCTCTTGCTCTTCAGGACGACAAGTCTTAAGAATTCTCCTGAGGGCCGCAGTGTCTTGAGAAACGTCTTCAGGAGCTGGTTCTTCAAGAGGCGTCTGGAGGAAGTAGAAGGCATCGGTATCGAGCGCGATCTGTGCGGCATTCCTGTCTTATATTCATCTGCTGAAGCACTGGCCGCGATGGGAGGGGAACAGGCCGCGCGGGCTCTGGTAACGAATATAAGAGTAGACGATCAGGCTGGAGTCATCCTGCCTTTGGCTTATGACGAAAAGGGAAATCAGCTTGTCAAGCTCGAACTGATGAGGACGGCTGGAGCCAAGCAGACAGATCCCAATGCCACGATCCAGAGATACAACAGTGACATGTTGAATACCCTCCTGGCCGGTTTCATACAGCTCGGTCAGACGCCTACGGGAAGCTTCTCTCTCCACATGTCTGCCAGTCAGATCTTCGCGCTGGCCATATCGGCGTTCATGGATTCAGTAGCCGCCGTTATCAATCGCATAGCCATCCCGCGCCTGATGTCTCTCAATCGAATGGATGTCAGCGCGGCTCCCAGGCTGATGCCCGGCGAAATCGGATCACGCGATATGGAAGAGCTAGCTAATTACGTACAGAAGCTTTCTATGGCGGGCATCACGTTCTTTGATACTGATACGGCCAACTATCTCAGGAAAGTGGCCCGTCTTCCCGAACAGCCTGAAGGCCAAGAAAATGCCCCTCAACAGCCAGCTCAACAACAACCTCCCGGGAAGCAGCCTCCCGGCAAAGACCAGATGCAGGTGCCTGCTAAGGACGCTGCCGTTCAGAACGCTCAACAGACCGCTCAACCCAAATCCAACAGTCCTTACGCCAAGTCTCCTGTCCTTAGAGCCGCCTCCAAGCCCAACGGAAAGCCTGCTCCTCCTACTGAGTCTGGAGCTACAGACAGATTGAATGAAGGTAGAGGCAGTTCTACAAAATGATCAGGGTCAAGGCTACGCGTGAGGGTTTGCAGGGGCACAAGACAGCTTCTGGATACATCGCAGATCAGATCGTTTCGTTTGTCGCACTGCCTGATACCAAGGCTCTTGGTCGGCATGTTAGAGTCATAAACCCGATCAATGGTCGAAGCGTCATCGCTCAGGTTCTCGATGTAGGCCCGTTCAACACCAATGACGATGCCTATGTCTTCAGAGGCCAGAGACCTCAATCGGAAGCCGGGGTCAGCATATCGGGGCGCGGCACTAACGGAGCCGGCATCGATCTCGGAGAATCTGTCTGGAGGGCTCTAGGAATGACTGACAATACAGAAGTTGAATGGGAGTTTATTGTATGACGGCTCTAGTCCCGACTTTGGAAGACGCCATCATTCTGGCTACTCAGGCCCACAGGAACGCCGTCGATCTCGATTCACGAGAATACATCTTGCATCCTCTGCGCGTTATGTTGTCTTTTACTGACCGCGAGGACACTGACGCCCGCATGGTCGCAGTGTTGCACGACATCGTAGAGGATACTGAAGTAACGGTCGAGGATCTCCTGGAGATGGGATACTCTCTCCAGGTGGTCGCGGCCATTCAGTCGCTATCAAGAAATGAACGCGAGACATATGAAAATTACATCAGACGCCTGTCAACAAATAAACTGGCCGTCAAGGTGAAGTTGGCCGATCTAAAAGACAACCTCGATCCCAAGAGACATTCTACAAGTCTTCTGAAGTCTGTGATGATTCAACGCTACCGCGAAGCTCTGACTTACCTCCAGGAAATCATAACCGATCAAGCCAAGGCAGCTCTTACGGCATCTGGAGATTAGATTTGCCCTGGGAGTTGATAATGGTAGTAGTCATCGTAGGATTGATTGTAGCTCTCATCGTAGTTATCTGCCGAAATGCCCTCTGATCCAATCATCATCATATTCACGGCATCATGTATGCTAACAGGAGAGTAAACACATTATGTCGCAGTATCCCAAGACGTTCATCAAGGCCGGTTCGCCCGACCTCACGGTCCACGATCAGTACGAAGAGAATCAAGCCCGCGAAGGAGGCTATCAGCCTCAAATCTTTGCTGAGGACACTCAGACCATGGACCCGAACACGGGCCGCGCCAAGAGCTTTGACCCGGTAACTGGAGAGGAATTGACCCGCGAAAAGACAATGGCGGCGGGCCGCTCACATCCTCACACTACTCAGCCCCAACCTCATCAGCAGCCCCAACCTCAACCCGAGCCGGTCTATAGTCAGGGAGAGCGAAAATCAAAACCCGATACCGAAAATAAGGGCTAACGCACAACGAGTACGCGCTAGTACAAATAACTAAATCAACCGGATACGAACTAACGCATTAGCGACCCTGTAATGGTCTGGGGGCGGCCGGCTGGTAGTAAGTAAGCCCGGTCGCCCGCCAGGGCCTCCCAAGGGTCGCAGAGACTCGATTACAGTCGTGTATGCCAATTACCCTGGGCAAAGCTGACGCTACTGATGACAATCCTCTGCTCAATGCGGCGTCCAAGATGCAGGGCAAGATACAACAGGCGTTCCTCGACGCTGTCGATGCCGTCAAAGACAAGACGGCCCTCGCAGATCTCACCGAGGCAGTTGCTTCTGGAGACACTGAGCGCGTAATGGAACTGTTAGACATCGACTTGAGATTCTCAGAGGCTTTGCAGGGCAGCGGACTGGCTCCAGGAGTTACCAGCGTCAGGGACGCGTTGAACGAGACGTTTACAACCGGCGCGACTACTGCCTTAGAATCACTCCCGACTTCGATGCAGGTAAACATCGCGTTCAATGTGATGAACCCCGAGGCCGTCAAGTTCTTAGACAGCTATACGTTCAATCTGATTAAAGACATCAGCTCTGAGACTGCGACGGCCGTCCAATCGATCGTCACGCGAGCATTCGCAGAAGGAGGCAGTCCGGCCCAACAGGCGCGCGAGATACGCGAGATCATCGGACTGACTCCGCGAATGGAAGCCGCCGTGGCCAATTACAGGAACGCCTTGACAAGCGGTTCGACTACTGACTTGAGCAATGCTCTATCGCGCAGTCTGAGGGACGGGCGTTATGACAGGACTCTTCTCAATGCGATCAGCAATCGCACTCAACTCAATGCGAGCACTATCGATAAGATGACGGCTCGTTACACTCAGAGAATGGTCAATTACAGGGCCACGAACATCGCGCGTACTGAGAGCATCAGGGCCAGCAATAAGGGACAGGCAGAGCTATGGAGGCAGGCGGCTCAACAGGGCTATCTCGGTAAAGACACTCTACGAAAATGGGTCGTATCTGGAGACGATAGAACTTGTCCTGAGTGCCTGGACCTGGAAGACGAGGAGCGCGGTCTCGATGAAGAGTTCGCTCCTGGTATCATGGAGCCTCCTGATACTCATCCAAGTTGCCGATGTTCACTTGCGATTGTAACTGGATCTGGAGTCGGAAAGATTCACTTCGCCAAGGAGTTCAATGAAAACCAGCCCCGCGATGAATACGGTAGATGGTCTTCTGGCGGCGGAATCACAAGCACATTGAAAGAAATATCTGCGAAGGTCAACCCCGGAAACCTCTATAGTTCATTTTTGAGAAGCGAACAGTTTAGGCATTTCAACGAACTGGGTTACTCCAACAACGAAATCGAGGAGTTCAGGAATAGACTCGAAGCCCATACACGCGATGCTACTCAGAAAGAGGCTGACAAGGACATTGCCGATAACTTCGAAACAGATTCGCGGTTCGGGCAGTTTTTGAATGACCGAGTGGCCGCCGAAAAATATCTGATAGACAGCGCGGCTCGCAATGCTGATGGCTGGTATCAAGAGAAAGTTGACCGGGCTTATAAGGATTTCGAGCAAGACAAGAGGTTAGGAATATCGACTTACGACCCCGAATACGATGGTTCTGTAGAAAGCTTTCTGGATTCCCACTACAATCTTTCTGATTATCGCCTACAGCGCGATTACGCCAAAGATCCGGTGGTATACCGCAAAGGCAGTTTGGACAAGGATGTTCTGTCAACGACCACTATCGAAGCCGGTGCGTCAACATCATGGTTGAGTTCCAGTTCGGGAACAACTCTAAAACCTTCGATGACAATGACTCTAAGCGAGGCGCGTAGCCACGGATATGTCCCTGTTGCAGGCATGACCTCGCTATTCGGTTACATCGGCGAAGGCGAGGTGTTGTTTCTCAAACATCGGGATACCAAGGTAGAGAAAGAGTTCAATGAAAACCAGCCCCGCGATGAATACGGTAGATGGTCTTCTGGTGGAGGCGAAGGGAGATTGGCTGCCGGAAAGAAAGGATACGGACGTCGTCGTGAGACCCAACCCGAGAAGGAAATCAACCTGCTTCCCAAAGGCGATCCTGCTCGCGATACATCAGAATATACCAAAGATCTAGGCAAAGATCTTATTAAGTCTCTGGAACTGAATGCGCCCAACTTCAAGGATGCCTGTGAGCGCGCGGTCTCGGCTCAGAAACGAGTAGAGCGTTATGATGAAAAACTGAAAAGGGCTGGCAGCAAATACAATTCATATTACGAAATGTCGTTGGAGGATCGTTTGGGCTCTAAGGGCCGGGATTTAAGAACTCAAGTAGAAAAAGAATACACAGACGCGCGAAAAAATCTTGACACCGCATACGCGAGATTGGAAAACGCCAATGAGGAAATTAAATCAACTCTTGGAGAATGGATTTCCAAGGGCGCTGTCGGCGGTCCTGTAACCGCGCCCATCAGTTTCAATTCGTATATCGATGATGATCGTACTTCTAATATGGCGCAGCAGCATGTTTCAGATTTTGAGCGTATGGTAGGCGGGGCTCCTGTGTCTGGGTCATCTCGGGTAAACTTCGTATTAGGAGGCGTGCGTTCGTACTACGATTATAATCGCAATACAATTGCAATCTCAAAAAATCCTCCTCAGCATCTGGTATTCCACGAAATGGGGCATTGGTTAGAAGAACAATCACCGAATGTACATATCGCGGCTGTCGCATTCTTGGAGAATAGGACTCATGGAGAGCGAACACAAAAGCTGAATGAGATTACTGGAAATAAGACATATGGAGATAGCGAAGTCGGGAGGCCCGATAAATTTCTGAATCCATACATCGGTAGAGTATATCCTGGTGTGCGAGGTACAGAAGTAATAAGCATGGGCTTTGAATATCTCTCAAAGAATCCGGCGGCTTTCTACCAGAAAGACCCTGATCATTTCTTCTTCACGATCGGGGCAATCAGACTGGCGCATAAGACGAAATTCTAAAGTGATTGCTCCATGGGCAAGTTGACAGTTACATTCCCGAGAGCCATTCGAAATCGGATTGTCGAGGTTACGGCTACCCGTAATCCCGGTTCGTGGGGATGCGATGACAATGAGCTCTTAGAAGCCCTGGATCTACTTAGACTTCCATGGCAGGATTATTACCCCGATTCCGATCTGGCTATGGCCCAACTGGCGGCTAAGACATTTGGAGGAAGAATAGAAGACGCGCGCCCGCCGGAAACGGTAAAACCAGGGGTCTTCTACTAAACAAATCCCAATGAGACTGGCTCTTGTTGAGTACACTCACAACTCAGATCTGCCAAAGAGCGTTCTAGAAGCTCTAGCAGATGACAACGCTCGTACCGTGTTCAGACTTGCGCTCAATCATAATCTACGTCAGGGATTGTCTGAGATGCACGCCTACATTAAAGCCTACAAAGCCGTGGCAGACGCGGGCTACCAGCGCAACGGGGATAAGTTCATCGCCAAGGATTCCCCGGCTATCGGTGACGTGCATGTCAACAGGCCTCTGGGTTCTGATGTCGATGATGAGGATGAAGATGAAGAGAAAGACAAAGACGATCCAGGCAGTCAGAGCATCAGTCTTGTTCAGAAGCGCATCAGCGGCAATTCGAATATCTCTCTGAACTCCAATGGTAAGAAGCTCGCTGAGAAAGTGGGCCAGCGCATAGCCGCGCGTGGCGGCTTAGACGTGCTGCATTGCAGCCCGCTGAGGCGCGCCCAGGAAACCCGTGATGCCATTGCTGAGAGCAACCCAGATACTTACTGCGCCAAGCCCAATGATGCTCTCAGGCCGTGGCGACTCGGTGACGCCGAAGGGAAGATGCCCCGCGACGTCAAGAACCTGATTACTCACTACATCGAGAATCCAGATGAGACCCCTCCCGGTAAAGGAGCTGACGGCAAGCCCGCCGAGCCGTTCAATGAAGCCATCAAGAGACAGTTAGATTTCTTGAATGATGCACATGACGACTGTCTCAATCACCCGACAATGAAGATCGGCGCGGTCATGCATTCGCGCGGTATGGAACTGTTGCAGGCTTATGTCGATGCTGACTGCCCTGACGATTATGAAGACCTTGATTTGAAAGACCTGATCCATCCTGATGACCCAGAGCATACTTCAATGCTGCGCTGGGGCAAGGAAAAGCTCAAAGAAATAGACCTCGAGGATGACGATGAGCTCGAGCCCGGCTTCTATCTCATACTCCATGGTCTCACTGATGATGACGGAGACGAGGGCAATGCAGACGAGCTTAAAAAGGCGGCTGTAGACGGCTCTATAGAAAAGATCATCAGAGAAGAAGGCGGGCGCTATCACGTCTATTCTCACGATGGGTCAAAACATCTCGGAGGACCCTATGATACCAAGGATGAAGCCGTTGAGAGACTCCGTCAGGTCGAAGGCCACAAGAACAAGAATGACGTAAAGAAATTTCATCCTCCCATCGAAGTCCAACAGGCCGCTAAGAAAGCCTACGATGCGGGAGCCGCGGTCATAGATATTACCGAAGTTCTGTCTTCTGGGGATGGTCTCGAGATCGCTGAGATACAAAAGATCGCAGATCACTTCGCGGCTGTTGAATCACATACAGACTCTAGGACGACACAAAACGCATGGGGAGGCAAACACGCAGGCAAGTGGGCCGCTCGCGTACTGTCTAAATACGATAGCCCAGAAGTCGATGCTCTAAAAGCTGAAGGCGATGATCCTATCGAGTGGATTACCGTCAATGGAAAACACATTCCCATCGGCGGGTCCAATCCTAAGTCACGCGCTGAAATAGCTCGCGCCAATTACAACGCCAATACGAAGGAAAAACAGGACATTGCCGACGCCAGTGAGCGCAAACTGTCAGCCGCACTTGGAATCCCGCGTACCAGTGACAATGAGCCCTTCGATCTCAAGTCGCCCGGCAAGTTTGGAGTCGAGATCAAGACGCTCATCGACCTCAAGGGCAATCAAGTCACGATGAGAAAAGACTGCCGCGAGCGCAAGCTGCAAGAGGCCAAGAAAGAAAAGCTTCGCATGTACACTATCGTAGCTGATATGCGACATGGAGCTGGCAAGGCGCAGTATTATCTAAGTAACGGAGTCGGATGCTTCAGGCTCCCGGTTGAGGGCAAGTCCTACAACGGATCGATGCAGAAAGTCACTCTGTCTCAACTGAAAGAGAAGATACGCTGAGTGTCCTACGAAATCGTTAACGAGAAAGAAAGTCTGGGCCCTCTGGCCAGCAATAAGGGCTTGATAGACCTGCGCGAAGCCAGCAAAGGAATCCCTGCGTTAGAGCGTCTGTTCGAAGACGGCCAGTCAAAAGAAGTCGAGGAGATCATTGCCGGTCTCAAGACCATCAAGTCTCCCCCAGATGTCGTAGAAACTGCCCGCAACATGGCTAGGCTTATCGAGGGTAGTGAAGACATTCTTATTACCGATGGGATTACGCACTACAATCCAGACGATGTCGGGAAATCAGATGAGTCTATCAATGACTCCGAGCCTGAGTCTGTTCTCAAAGCGGGCAATGGAGTAATGATTGCTCTGTTCCCGCCTGAAGAAGTAGCTGACGAACTGGCTCTCGGGACTGAAGAATCTGAAGACCCCGATGAGATGCACGTCACGCTGGCATACTTTGGAAAGCTATCGGAAATAGACATTAAAGAAATCCCTTCGATTGAACTCAAGCTACAGCAGTTCGCGGCCGCGCACGGGCCCGTCACGGGGACGTTGGACGGGCCCATGCGTTTCTCGTCTTCAGATTCAAGTGAGGGCCGCGATGTGGTAGTAGCTCTATTCAACTCAAAAGAAATACAGGATCTCAGGACTGAGCTTCTAGGTTCTATAGAGACTCCTGGGACTAAGGCCAAGAACGATTTTGGCTACACGCCCCACATCACTCTTGCGTATGTAGACCCATCTGACGACCTCCCGATTCAGCGCCTGGAGCCCATCTCCGTAACGTTCGATAGTATCACTTTGTGTGTCGCGGGGAAGCGCACGTCTTATGAGCTTTCGGGAGTTCCCGAGACTGAACTAGCCAAACTCGATGAAGCCATCTGGAAAGAGTACAATCAAGATCAACCACGAGGCGAACACGGTCGATGGAGCAGCACGGGAGCAGCTACTGATAAGGCTGAGCAGACGCGGCGCATACAGGCAGTGCTGGATAAATCCGACGCAGATCCTAAAGTACAGATGGCCGAACGTACGAATATGCTTCTGGGCGACAGCCGCATGGACCCCAGCATCACCGATTCAAAGGGCAACTATACGCCCGAAGCCCACGCTGAAAATCAAAGGATCGCCGATAGCTTCCTAGACCCGTCTTTCAAAAATCCACCAGGAACTGCTCCGACCGCCGTGTTCCTGTTGGGGAAGCCCGGAGCCGGTAAGACTACCATGACCAAGGCTATCGGGACTCTACCGAAGTCTGTGACGATCAATTCAGATGAGATAAAAGACAAGCTCCCGGGCTACACCGGGTCTAATGCGGCGGCTTACCACGAACGCAGTTGCGACATCGCCAGAAATTACCTGGAGCGTGCGGCCATCGAAGGGCGCTACAACGTCACGTTCGATATGACTGACAACCAAGACCGTCTACTTAGAACAGCCGAAGCTCTGAAAGCCGACGGCTACAAGATCGGGATTATTCATGCTCATGTGGATGATGCTACCAGCGCCGAGCGCGTATACGGGCGGTTCCAGCGCACAGGACGCTACGTGCCTGTAAGAGCCGCCATGTCGTACGGCAATCGACCGAAACAAGCTTATAATCTAGGTAAGACCGTAGCTCACCAATGGAGAGAATATGACACTTCCGGAAAACCCAAAGTCACCAACTCAGGCGGCCGGGGTGTATTCTAGTACTGAGCCCTCGGAAGCTTGGGCGCAGGCGGTGGAAGAAGGCGTGATAGCGGCCATCGCATCCCGGAAGTCAAAAGAAAAGACAGACCTCCAAAAAGAAGATGTCTACAAAGAATACAACCCCGAACAACCGCGAAGTGAACACGGGCGATGGGGCACGACAGGTGCCGGGAAAGATGTAAAAATTGGAGACAGCCTGCGCTTGACAGGATTGGTGAATATTGGGACAGGGGCGAATCCGGTCTATCTATCTCCCGACGATAAAAATCTGAAGTACGCAGGCGTGGGTCCTAAAGGCGAAATACTGATTAACCGTAACGGTTCGATCGTTTCGGCACCGAAGGGCATGGGTCCTCGCATTTCGGTGAATGAGGAACCCTCTGAAAGAACTACTGAAGTATCTAAGGATGCATCGAAACTAGAAGGCAAACTTCTGGAAGCCGGTGGGAATTACATAGCCGCCAAGCATCAGATGGAAACAGATCCAGACCTCTCTAGAATCCTTTCTGAAGGCAAGTTTATTTCTACGAAGGGTTCTATGGAAATGCTGGGAAAAGATGGTGAGTGTCACCAGAACGCCGGTAAGCTTTTCGAGGAAAGAAAGATCGATGCTATCGCCATTGGTTATGCGCGTACTCCGCCGGGGCCGTGGGAGGATCAGTGGCATCAGCATACTTGGGGCATGAAAGATGGTAAGATTGTAGAAACGACGCGCTCCAATGTGGGCAATCGAGCCTACTATGGAGTCACTCTCAGTTCTAAAGAGTCAGCGGCCTTTGCGAAATTCACAAAAGCCAATCCCCCCGACACAGGCTTCTCAGGACGCGCCCGCTTCAAAGGGTGATTTTATGAGTAGCGATACTCACGGTGTAACTCCAATCGGACGCGGCGCATGGGCATCTTATTTGGACGAGGATTTGGAAAAATCTGAGTTCGAGATCGTTGGGAACATAGCCAAGCTCGAGCCCGACAGACATCTAGTATTCGGGTTCTTCAGTATCGTATCGATAAACGGCAAGCTTATCGAGGATACCCAAGGTGACCGCATCTCTGCTGAGGTCCTGGAAGAGAGCGCCTACGATTTCGTGCTCAACGCGCGCACGGGCGGTGATATGCATGGAACAGACAGCACGACCGGTCTAGTCAGAGGAGTAGGCCGTCTGGTCGAGTCGATTGTTTTCACTGAAGAGAAGCAGGCGGCTATGAGAGCCGCTCTCCAATCTCAAGGAGTCGATGCTGAACTAGATCTTAAATGCGTCTGCTGGTGGGGAGGCTTCAAGATCGACAGTGAAGATACCTGGAAGAGAATCACTACCGGCGAACTGAGGGCTTTCAGTATCGGGGGCCGGGGCAAGCGCGACAAGATAGAATAAGATGCCTCTAGACCCCGTAAGTTTCATCGTCGGTACGACTGGTCTGCTGATATCCATAACGTCGGGCGTGATTGTACTCAAGTACCGCCAGGATAGACTTGAAAAGGACGTACAGAAAGAAGAGAAGCAGGCGTCTCTCAGTGTCGGAGAGGTTCGTAAGGAACTGCGAGAGAACTTGGGCTACATCAACACTGAACTGAAGACCACGATCGGTTCTTTGAACACTGAGATCAAAGGAGCACGCGTTGAACTAAATAAGGAAATTCGCGATGCGATTGCTCAGTTGAACAGTATCGTTGTGCTTATGAAAGTCAGTGCCGGCGAACAGGCCATCATCAACAATATCACAGCTACCACGCTCAATGGTCTGGTGGAAAAGCTCGAGACACACAAAGATTTAATAGCTACTCAGCGAAGTGACTTGCGCGTGATACTCGAACGCCTTAAGATTTCCGACGCCGGCGGAGCGATATAATCTAAATGAAATTCAAAGTCGGTATGCGCGTACAGATCACAAATCCCGATACTGAGCACAAATCGTTATCTAATTTAAAAGGCACTGTGATGCGAACGGGCCGCAGCGAAACAGGAGCGGCTTATATTGAACTGGATGCGCTGCCTTCCCCGATGAGGAGATTCGCGAACTACCGTCCCAAATCAGGTCAGGTTAAGCTATATCCGGACGAGTGTACGGAGATACACGACAAACTGATTAACTATCAACCTCTGGAGAGCCAAGATGAAACTGACGATCTATAGGGACAAGTGGGCGCGTGGCCGCTCTTCTACACTCAGAGACAATAGGGGAAATATGTGCTGCCTGGGATTCTTTGCAATAGCTTGTGGCATCCCAGAATCTGAAATAGTGCATAGTTCTACACCGATTTCATTGGCTGAAAAGGGAGTCAATCTACCAGCTCCTTATGACAGGCTGGTGGGGCAGTCGGATATCAGTTCGAACCGCTTCTATCTGACCGGTCTGTGCCGTAAACTCATTGCGGAGAACGATAGGTCTTATCATTGTGTGGGGCATTTACCCGTCCTCGAATACGAGACAGAGGCCGCGCGTGAGCGCGTTATTACCAGACACTTCCTCGAACTTGGAGTTGAAGTGACTTTCGAAGACGGCACTCATTTTCCATGGAGCGAACAGAACAGTATCCAGACAAAAACAGACTCTTTAGAAGTCTGCGAAGAATGTGTAGCCGTATAACTTCTAGCGTCAGGCTGTTGACGCTGCTGAGGGATTTACGCGATGTCAAATGTTCGCGATACACGGCGTGGAAAGAAATCAGAAGGCGCGCTCAGGACTGCCTTGTCCAAGGGCACGTCCAAGACAGTTCGGTACATAAAGAATAATAAATGGATTGCGATTGTCTTGCTGGCCTCGATCATAATCGCAATCACGATTCTGGCGCGGCAGTTATTTTGAGGCAGGTAGTCTACATCAAGAAAGTCATCCATCACCTGGAACAGATGCTCGAAGAATCTGACAGGGCCGGTATGCGCTACCTGAACATTCAACAAGTAACTGACGCTCTACGATGGACGATGGGCCAGGACACTGTAGACCCGATTCTGGCCGAAGCTCTCAGGCGCGCGGGGGCTTTCAATACCAAAGATTTCAAGCAGCCATCTTTCAAAAGAGGAGAGACAAGGTAAAATGTCGTGGAGCGTATATGCCAAGGGCCGCGTTTCGGACGTGATGCATGATATCGCCAAGCAATTCGGGGCCATCAGTCTCGCAGATGCCGGCGAAATGGAAACCGTAAAGAACATAGATACTCTTGTCGCCCAGACGCTTTCAACGTTCGATCAGGCCGGTCAAGTCAATGTCGAGGCTTACGGTTCGATATCTTATGTAGACTGGAGCGCCAAGACTGGATGCTCACAGGAAATATCGGTGAGAATCAATCCGATAAGAGTAGTCTGATGTATCGCGCACTGATCCTCTTTCTAGTTGCTTGGATACTGTCGGGGGCCACACACTACCGCGTGGCTTGCGGCGGCCCTGGAGGAACAGACAGTTCGGGTAACACCTGGATTCCAGATGGGTCTTTTGCAGTTGGAGGATCTCCGACGGGAGGCATCGCGGGTAAATTTGACTTCCCGTACAACCGCTCGAGATTCTCGCAGCCTCCGGGAACGGGATTTACTTATTCGTTCATGGTTCCTCCGGGTTCGTATCGAGTGACTTTCAAATTCATTGAACCGAGCAAGGTCATTGCCGGTCAGAGGATATTTTCAGTTTCAATCAATGGGGTCGTAGTTCTGTCTAACATCGATCTGTTCGCGGTCGCGGGTCTGCATCAACCCAAAGACTACACGCTGCCGGTGGCATCACCTGATGGAAAGATAATCATTACTCTGACGGCCCAAATAGGCAATGCTCTGATTTCGGGGATTCAGATAGACAGTGTCCCGTCGCCTTCTTACTTCACAGGAACAGAAGCTTCGATACCGCAGTCTTGCCCTCCGGGGCTGTCGTTCTTCTTTGCCGCAGATACAGGACGCTTGTTCTGGTGTGCTGGAACCCGCATGTGGAGCATGGTCAATTCGAGTACTAATCAGACTACGGCTCAAAAGATGGGTACGCTGGTAAATGGAGTCTGTTCTTCAGAAGGGACAGGATTCCATTTCGATACGGGGTCTATGAGATCTAATGAGCCGGCTGCGAACTGTATCTTGCAATGAAAGAGCGCATCAAATCCATTGTAGTGAAAGAGCCCGTGAGGCCTGGATCGGATGCCTGTATCTGTCTGTGGCCCAAAGAATGTGATGGCGATACGGTTCAGCACTGTACGGGATGTGGAGGAAACAGTGGTTGCGTGTGCAAATGTGGAGGCATACGGGCTTGTCCCGGTTGTGAAATCTGCGAAGATGACGGGCGGTTTGTGCCCTCTGACGATGAAGTTTCGGAATAACCGGCCCCAACATCGCTATTACGAAACCATTTTTACGCTATTAGAGACCGCCAGGACCACTTGCAACCGCCCGCAAGGCACTAACTACCACCCAAACCCCAAGCGACCATCCTGGGGTCGCTAAACGCCAGATAGAAAGTCTATCCATCATTGAAGCCCGGAGGTATTGCGTGGCCACCCAACTGAACGATTTGAAAATCAACGAAGTCTCTCTTGTAGACAACCCGGCTAACAGTGAAATCGTGAACGGCATCAAACAGCGGCGCGCCGTGATTGCTCTATACAAACGCGATGGTGGAGATGACGGCGACGAGCTGATGAAGGCTGTCGATGGACAGACTCAAGGAGGACAAACATTCCCACGAAGTGATTACGCATATACTCCCGACGATACTCCAAGTCATTGGAAGTTAAGACTCACCAGTACACCCGGAGGCAAACCCGATCCCGGGATTGTAGGAGCGGCTATCGCAGCTCTGGGTAAAGGATTCCGTGGAAATAAAGTACAGCTCCCATCTAGCGCCATACCCGGAGTCAAAGCCAAGGTCCGGGCGGCGTGGCGCAAGGCCAATCCTGACAAGAGCCCGGATGAAATGCCCGAAGTAATTCGTAAAGGAGACCGAGCAGTTATGACCATGACAGAGATCGAAAAAAAGATCGAGGAGCAGGACGGCGTTCTGGCTTTGATGAAGGCCGACAACGCTCTACTGAAAACCGAAAACGAGCTTGTCCTCAAGATGACCAAGAAAGAGCGCAAGCTCTACGCGACCATGCCTGAAGACAAGCGCAAGGAATTCCTGGCCGCCGACGATGACAAGAAGAAAGTCATGTTGGAGGCCTGCGAAAAGGAACAGAAGGAGAAAGCCGCCAAGGATTGCATGGACGAAGCATTCAAGAAACGCTACGAAAGTGCCGGTCCCACTGAGCGCGCCCTCATGATGGAGGATCTGATCCGCAAAGCCGACGACGACAAAGACAAGAAAGAAAAGAAGGGCAAGAAAGCCAAGCCCACCGACAACGAAGAAAACTTGAGTGACGACGAAGATGACGACGACGATGAGGATACCGAGAAGCGCGAATTCAAGCGTCAGCTCTCTGTCACCCAAGACCGCGTGGCCAAAGCCGAACTGGAGCTGGCGGTAATCACCAAGCGCGAGCGTCTTACCATGTTCACCAAGCGCGCCGAGGATGAGCTGCCCCACACGCCGGGCAATCCTATCGAAAAGGGCTCGACTCTCATGACGCTGGCCGATTCGCTGCCCGGCGGAGAGAACGGCGAAGCATTCAAGAAGGTCTTCAGTCAGTTCAAGGCCGCTGATGCCGCTCTGAAGAACAACTTCGTAGAAATCGGCAAGCACGGCGGGCCGATCCCTGCTGAGGCCGCGTTCAACGCTCAGGTCGAGGAAATCGCCAAGCGCGACAAGATCGACAAGCCCCACGCTATCGAAAAGGCTCTGCGCGAATGCCCCGAGCTATATCTCGAATACGAACACGGCCAGCGTCAGCGCGTGGCGTCGTACTAACATCAACCGAAGGAGAAACCACAGAAATGGCATATGAACTTGTTAAACTGAAATCCATCAAGGCCACGGGCAGTCTGGCGGCGTCGCAGTTCTGCTTCGTCAAGATTGACACGAACGGCCAATTGGCGCTCCCGGGAGCGGGAGCCTACGCTATCGGCGTGCTGCAAGACAAGCCCGCCGCCAACGACCCTGGCGCTGTCTGCTTTCCTGGCGACATCACGAAAGTTCAGTGCGGCGGCACTATCACGGCCGGACAGGAAGTCGCAACTGACGTCAACGGCAAAGCCGTCGCGGCGGTATCGGGTAACTTCGTTCTGGGAGTAGCCCTCGCGGCTGGAGCCAGTGGTTCGATCACTGACATCATCTATCAGCCCAAGTCTTCCAAGCTGTAAGGAGATAAAAACGACATGACAGTCAGCGAAGAAGCAGCATTGAAACAAACTATCGAGATTGCCCTACAGGGAACGCTCGATGCCGATCACATCAAGCAGATCGCCCAGTTCTTCTATGGACACGGCGGTACTACTATCCCGGCCGACTCGGTGCTTGCCGACTACATCCGCGCGCATCCGGTCGTGGGCTACAGCTTTCCGGGGTCACCTTATCCGATGACTCTCTATCAGGTCAACTACCCGCCGCGCGAAGTGTTCAATGACGAGCAGCGCGATCAGGCACTACGCGACGGCTATCACTACATGATCGGTGAGAAGCCCGTCTTTCCGATGGTCTATGTCAAAGCCAACTATCCCGACAAGACCGTCAACAACGAGGCCGAGCGTATCGCGGCTGTGAACGACGGCTTTGCCCCCCAGCCGCCCGAAGCCAAGGCCGTCGTCAAGAAGGAGACGGTCGAGGCTCGCAATACGAAATCAAAAGAGGAGAAATAAGAATCAATGCCCCTTCCAACATTAGGCGATGTACACGTAAACCGGCCTCTGACGATGATGTCCATTGGATTCGTTCAGGACCTGAACGATTTCGTGGCGTCACAGGTCTTTCCGCCCATTCCGGTCAACAACAAATCGGATCTCTACTACATCTACAATCGCGGCGACTTCTACCGCAACAGTATGCAGAAGCGCGCTCCGGGTTCCCCGGCAGTCGCTGGAGGCTACAAGCTTACCACCGGCAATTACAACACTGACGTGTGGGCCCTGAAAAAGATCATCGACGATCAGATCCGGGCCAACTCTGATTCACCTCTACAGCCCGACCGCGACGCGACCTTCTGGCTCACGCAGCAGGCGCTCGTTAACCGCGACGTCAACTGGGCCACGGCATATTTCGGCACGGGCATCTGGGGAACAGACCTGACGGGCGTCGCAGGCGCTCCCGGCGGCGGCCAGTTCAAGCAATGGGATCAGGCCGGGAGTACACCTCTAGACGACGTGCTCACGGGTCAGCTCGCGATTAAGAAAGCGACGGGCTATTGGCCCAACACTCTGGTACTGGGCGCTCAAACATTCATCAAGCTACTGACTAACGCCCAGATTATCGACAGGTTGAAATACGGACAGACGGCTCCCGGCCCGGTGGTCGTCAATCTGTCTGACCTCGAAGCTCTCTTCAAGGTCAAACGCGTCTTGGTCGCTTCTGGAGTGCAGACCACCAGCGCCGAAGATATGAACGCGAACAGTGATACTACTCCCGATGTTCTCGACTTCATCGCGGGCAAACATGCCTTGCTCGCCTACGCATCCGACGCTCCGGGTATCTTCTCGCCCAGCGCGGGTTATACTTTCAACTGGACGGGCCTGACGGGCGCGACGGCCGCCGGAATGCGAATCAAGAAATTCCGGTGGGAAGTCGATTCCAGCGACCACCTCGAGATCGAATCGGCATATGCTTTCGGTCTTGTCTCCAAGTATCTCGGATATTTCTTGGCATCAGCCGTCGCGTAGGTTATGTCCGAACTGAAACTTCTATGCGTCCGGCCTAACGAACGCGATGTTGACTTTACGTCATCTCGGTTCGTAGTGTCAACGGCAGCGGGCCTTAACGTGAATGGCCAGCGACTTGAGATGGGAGACGAAATTCCTCGCGGAGCCCTGAGTGCTTATGCTTTACAGTGTGAGTACCAGCGTCCTCTCTGTCACATCGAACTGTTGTCATTCGCCCTATCCGACCCTGATCTCCGTGAGGCTTGCGCCCGGAGGGGGGTCACTGAACAAGTAGACCAATCGGGTCAGCTCTTCACAGAGCCACAAGCAACCGCGCCGCCCGGCGCGGTCGATGCTCAACCTGATGTGGTCGCGCCCGACATTTCAAAGATGAGCCGTAAGGAGCTGCAAGAACTCTGCTACCGCTCAGGACTTTCTACTGATGGAACCGCGCGTCAGCTACGGGATCGTCTCTCCGCCTTACTGGACTGAAGTCTGCATCGTAGGCGGCGGTCCTTCGGCGCGGGGCTTCTCGGTAACGAATTTCCCTGGATGCACGCTGCTGGGGCTGAATGACTCTGCACTCGCCATGTTTGCTCTCCATTCATTGGCTTCGGTGGCGCTGTTTTCGATTGACAACAACTGGATTCGGCGTCACCGGTTTTTTATTTCTACGTTCCCTGGAGAGAAATATCTGGCTCTACCTCTTGAGACCTGGACCGACTGTGCTGATATACCCGGCGTGACGTATTTACAGATATCGCACGCTGACGGACTAAGTGACCATCCAGGCGTGGTCTGCGCGGGCTGTAACACAGGATACGCCGCGCTGAATCTGGCGTATCTAAAAGGCGCGCGCAAGATACACTTATGGGGATACGACATGGACCCACAGACCAATGACCAGTACATCTATTGGGCTCCTCTATTCAGAAACATGATTCCCAAATTGAAAAGCCGGGGAGTGCGCGTGCTCAATCACAGTCGTGAGTCTTCGATAGACGCCTTTCCGTTTTCTTGAAAGGAGTGATTATGATTGTGACTTTCATTCTGTTTACCATCGCTATGGTGTTATTCGGGGTTGCAGCACTGTTCACGCCGCCTCCCGAAGTTCGTTACTACAAGCTCTTGGGTCTGGGGCTTATGTTCCTGGCCGCCGCTGAGTTTTCAACGCACTTGCCGGGAGTGAAATAAAGTCATGTCTTGGAGTTACTCATTAAACCCATCCAGCAGCCCCAAGGACGAAGTGCGGTTCTTGGTGTCTGATACGAACAGCGCCGATCCCCTTGTGCAAGACGAGGAAATCAATTACGCCATATTTCTGGTCTATGGAAATACTCCTCCGCCCAATGGAAACTATCTACCGGCAGCCTACGTCGCAGACGCCATCGTGGCGCATTTCAATCGCTTCGCAGACAAGGCTGTCGGCGACCTCCACATTTCATACGGCCAGCGCGTTAAAAATTATCAGGAGCTATCAACGAAATTAAGGATGCGGGCAAATCTTGAGAGCGTCAAGGTATTCGCTGGCGGTCAGTCTATGTCGGACAAGAGATCACAGGATGAACAACCTGACAAAGTACAGCCCGCGTTCAAGATCGACGGCATGAGCTACACGCGGCCCGGTCCCGGGAACTACGGTCCTGGTGAACCCAATATTCCATAGACTATGCCGGTAAGTGATTGGAACGATCTGTGCCCACAGACAATCGTCTGGGAGAGCATGTCTAGCCGCGACCAGTACGGCAAGCCCAGTTACGCGGCTCCTGTGACATTCAGGGGACGTCGTGTTTACAAAAACACGCGCGTCAAGGCTTACGAACGCGGAACAAAAGGACAGGGGCCTGAGCTGATCTCAGAATCACAGATATGGATTCTAGGGACGCCTAACGTCGGGTATGAGGACAAAGTATATGTCAGCGGCGATCCTGCTGCTACCATACCGCCTATTCTCAGCATCGAGAGGACTCCTGACGAGACCGGTGATCTGTTCGTCAAAGTGTTGCTAGGCAGCGCCAACGGATAAAACAATCGATGCGCGGTTTTGTAAAAAGAGCTTCGGGTTTGCAGTACACAAAACTCATTGAGGTCGATGGAATACTTGTCCGAGAAGGTCACAATCCTGATATACAGATATTAAAAGAGTGGAACGTTACCTATCGCAAGATGGAAAATGAAATAGCTGGCAGATCTGTTCTCGATATAGGGGCTAACTTCGGAATGTTTTCAGTTCGTAGTGCTGCATTAGGAGCAATCAGTGTAGTAGCATATGAACCCGAACCTGGAGCTTATGCTCTCTTGTTAGAAAACTTGAAACGGCTTAGTATCCCGTCTTACGCAGCGAACCATGCCGTCGGGTTGGATGCGGGCACTGTAAATCTTTCATTGCCCCAGAGCGGAAATTCATGTTCGGCATCAACTGTATTCACAGCTCGTGGACGCATGACTTTACCTGTTAATCAGAGCGCCTTTTCCAGTGTGCTGATGCGACATAAGCCCACGCTGATAAAGACGGATTGCGAAGGATCTGAACTGTATTTCTTAGACGGTTCAAAATTGCCTGCGTTCGTAGAAGTAGTGTGTGGTGAATTGCATCGCCAGGATGAAGACAGGTGCCAAAAGGTCATAAGCTCATTCAAGGATTGGATTCCCATACACAAATGCGTTTCTTATTCGTTTAATAGATGCTACACATTTGCCTGGAAGAGGAAAGGCCGATGAAAATCACTCTCAAGGTCAATGGAATCGAAAAGCTGACTGAGAAATTGAAGCAGGCTGCTGGTCCGGCCGTGCGGAAAGAAGTAGCCGGTGAACTATATCGTTTCGCCGAAGAGGTCATGGCCGCGAGCAAGGAAATAGTCCCGGTCGATACGGGAGCTTTGATGAATACCGGCAAAGTACTTCTTCCAGAGGAGACCGGCGATATGATATCGGTAACTCTTGGATACGGAGATGAAGCTGTAGGCTATGCCTTGTACGTCCACGAGAATCTTTCCCCGACGGTCAACTGGACGCGGCCCGGCAGCGGCCCTAAATACCTGGAGAATCCAGTAAAAGACAAACAGGATGAGCTACCAGGACGCTTGATGGGTGCGTACAAGAAGGGCTTGAACAAGTAAAGAGGAATAGATGCCTCTGATGGATGACATCCGGGCTTATCTACTGGCCAATAACGTAGCTGGCGCTCCTAACTGGCCGGTCTACCTCGGGTACTACCCAGATGACCAGGATCAGATGATTGGTATATTCGAGACCGGAGGCTTGCCCGCCGATACTCTGGGCCGCGAGAATGAGCGCGTCACGTTCCAAGTTCGTATCCGAGCTTCGCGTCTTGACTACACCACAGCTCGTACGAAATGGAAAGACATTTTCGATCTGCTGCAAGATTCCATACCGGCATCGGGATACATTTTCGTACAGGCCGTGCACTACGCTCCGATGATGTTCAATGATGACCGAGGCCGCCCCAATATGACAGCGAACTTCAGAGTGATGAAAGCCCGGTCTTGAGGATTAAATTATGATCTGGAGAGCAGACAAGAGATGGTCTGATCAAACGGCGTTTATTCTAGGTGGAGGCCCGTCGCTGCGAGGCTTCGATGCATCTGTTCTGAAAAGACCAGGATGGCGAGTTCTAGCCGTGAACGACTCCTGGCGGCTGGCTCCCTGGCTCGACTGTTTGTATTTCACAGACGAGTCTTGGTTTGTTGACCAGATGCAAAGAGATCTGTGGTCCCTCGATAGAACGATCAATTTCGGTCAACTGATGTACACAAAGACATTCGTCAACGGGGGTTACAGTCCGGTATTCAAGGAGCACCCTCAGGTCCGTCAATTGAAATTCACTGGACAGGAAGGGCTTGAGAAATCTCCAGAAGGCTTGCGCCACGGTAGTTCTAGCTGTTATGCTGCGATGAATCTGGCTTATCATTTTGGAGTCAAGAGAATCGTGCTGTTGGGCATGGACATGCGCGTAGTCGATGGCCGCACGCACTGGCACGATTCGCCGCGTCCTGACGGCTACGCTTCAGTCATCAGTCTATCGCACTTGCCCAGTTTCGCAACTCTGGTCGAACCTCTTAAGGAAGCCGGAGTAGAAGTCTTGAACGCCACCAAGGACTCAGCTCTTACATGCTGGTCTGAAATATCTCTCAGAGCGTTAATCGAACCAGAAGGAGAACAATTATGGCCACAGACACATCGAGTGGAATCGGTATAAGACAGACATTCGTTGGGCTCGGCGAAAGGAACTTCGAGCGTTCGGGCACTGTTCAGTACGCCTGCCGCCGCGAACCATTGGAATTCCTTGGAACGGTCTATCATGTCGGGACCAATCTGCCGTTTGATGTCGGAGGCGTCAGTTACAGTCTTGCTGCTATGAAAGTTCTGCAACTGTACTGGGAGCAGGGTTGGCTGACGCCATTGACGTAAGTTAGACTTCTAGCGACATCTCTAGGGCACTCTTTGGACCGGGATGCAACCTAACCTCCACCCCGACTCTAGCGAGCTGTCCTAGAGACCCTAATAGACCAAAACAGGTGTCTTTTATGAAGAGCGTAACGATTAGACTTGCGGCATTCGTAGTGATGGTCCTGGCGGGGCTGCTTCTGACATCGCCCGACGTCTATACTCAGAGCACGGGAAATCTGACTGTGAACACTCTGGCTGATATCCCCGGCGACGGAGCTGCTCACGCTGTCCAGGGATCAGGAACGGCCCGCTGGATTCAATTCGTCAGTCCAACCGCTAATACGAACGCTGTTCGTGTGGGTGATTCGGCGATTACCGGATCGCGGGGTATTCCAATAGCCGCAGGAGGTGGAGTCATGATCCCGCCGATTCCTCCAGCTCCTGGACTGAAAGCGCCCGATCAGTACTACAGTCTCAGTACGATCTACTATCTAGTACAGACTGGTGACACTGTCAGTATCACATGGGGGAAATGAGGCGATGATTCTAAGAACTGCGGCACTGATTCTACTGACGGTCGGGTCTATAGATGCTCAATACTATCCTGGAGGCGGTGGTGGAGGCGGTGGAGGAGGTTCCCATCCGGCATACACCACAGTCACTTTCTCGGCCACTCCGGTTTTCACGGTCGTATCGTCTACCAGCGTACAGGACTTCCAGATTACTCTCACCGGGAATGTAACCAGTTCGACTCTGACAACGACGGGCGCTACTGTCGGACAAGATATCGCATTTCATATCTGTCAGGACGGAACTGGAGGGCGAACATTTGTTTGGCCTACGAACGTCACGGGTGCATCAACAATCGATGGAACGGCGTCGGGATGCAGTAACCAGATATTTCGGTACGATGGGACTAATGCGATTGCTGTTTCACCGATGCAGGTCACAGGAGTAACCGGGAGCGCCCTGGTCTTGTCGGGTTCTACTAGTGGAACAACGATAGTCCAACCGTCCGCCGCCGCGTCAGGTACGGTAACTCTACCGGCAGTGACTGATACGCTCGTTGCGCGCGCTACTACCGATACTCTAACGAACAAGACTTACGACACGGCCGGGACAGGGAATGTATTCAAACTGTCTGGGACTACGGTCACGGGCCCTGCCGGAACAGGCGCAAAGGTAGTTGCGGCTACTGCGATTGGAACGTCAGGCAACTGTATGCAATGGGCCGCGACGGGAGCCGGCGATGCGGGAGCTCCATGCGGTTCAGGATCAGGAGGAGCCGCCGGGTCTACTCTATTTTCAGCTACCGCCAATGCCGGTCCGAGTAACACTGCGACAGAGACGAGCGTGATCGGTACGATAACAGGTTCTAAGACTATTCCTGCGAATACATTCGTGAACGGTACATTGATACAGGTATCTGTGTCAGGTTTGTATTCCACGCCTACTGTCGCAGACGCATTGACGATCAAACTCAAGTGCGGTAGCACGGTCTTGGGGACGGCTTCATTGACTTTGACGGCTGGAGTGCTATCTAATGGAGTGTGGAGAGTGTTAGCCGACATCGCTGCTCGTGGTAGCGGAGCGAGCGGAACCCTGATGTTGAATACTATTGCAGAATTCACGGGTTCAGCACTTACTCCTAGCGAAGCCAAGATTTCAAACACGTCAGCAGTGGCTTATGACTTCACAACATCTTGTGCATTTGACGTTACGGGAACATGGGGGGCCGCACAAGCCGGAGAAACTCTTACGGGCACAACTGCGGCTGCCTGGATACCAGGAGCGCCGGTATCGAGCGTATTCGGTCAGACGGGAGCTGTAGGAAATCTGACCGGTGATGTTACCACATCAGGTTCGAGCGCTGCGACCATCGCAGCCAATGCGGTTACTTCAGCCAAATCGGCGGTAGTCAATACGCGTCGCACTTGCACGATTCTAATCGGAGCCGACAACGGTAGCGCACTGGCCAATACCGATCTGGCTCAGCCCCGCTGGTGCTACATTCCGTATGCGGCCACGGTGGTCGAGGTTATGGTAGCTGGTGACGCCGGGACTCCTAGCGTAATCGTGGGTCGCAATCATGCAGGAACTGTCGCAAATCTGGTTTCCAGCGCACTGGCTACAGGAGCAATAGGAGCGCTGGCGTGTTCTAACACCGGAGGAACGACGGGTCTAGACGCCGCTACGACATGCGGAGCGACGCTGCAAAATACCGCTATTGCGGCCGGTGACTGGCTCGATCTGGTTAGCGGGACAGCAGGTGGAACAGCCAAGCGAATGTCCATTTCTGTAACATATACGGTGAACTAGATCATGCGAACAATTTTGATATTCTGGGCGTGCCTGTCACTTGCCTGTCCTGTTCAAGCCAGCCGCGCGTTCTCCAGTACGAGTGATACTTTGACTGGAGGGACGACGGCTCTTCCAACGACCGGATCGTTCAGTTGCCAAGTCTATCCGACATTTACACAGGGCGATGGTTCGTTTCATATTCTGTTTGAAATACTAGACAGTAGCAACTATGTCCAGATCTTAAAAACGAATGGCAACAATATCGCGGTCAATTGGAACAACGGAACGCTGTATCAAGCGTTCGTAAACGATGGTTCTTATACTTTAAACACAAACGCCTGGAACACATTAGGAGCGACCTGGACTACGGGTTCCTTCTTGCGTTTGTACCTGAACGGAGCCAAGATTGTCGAACTAAACGGTATGGGCACCTATTCTACTACTGCTACATGGAGCATAGGAAACCGTTCTACGGGAGGGTTTCCATGGAACGGTAATGTAGCCCGCTGTGGCGTATGGAACCGAGAACTGACTTCTTCAGAAGAGACAACTTTGTCTGGGTCTACGGCTAAGCCATCTGATGTTTCTTCCGGTCTTATCCATGAATGGGACATGGTAGGCAGCTCGTTGACGGACAGTGTGGGTAGTATGAACCTGACGGCATCTGGTACATCCACCGGTTCCGATCCGCCGAGCGGTTTTACGGCAGCTCGCAAGCGCGTGACTTCGCAATAGCTTTATGAAAATCTTGATATGGATTCTTTTGGCGGCAGCTCCAGGAGCGCTGGCGCAGATCAGCAATCTTGCCTGCGCCGGATCTACCGACACTTCGATTCTTTGTACCTGGACTACCGTGGCCGCCAGCGATTCCAAAGTGACCTGCGGAGCGTTTTCCACTCCGGTAGTCGATCCGGTGGACACGGTTACGCCCGCCGATTTTTACGGCGTGACCAACCACCGTTCGGCCGTGACTGGCCTAGCTGCGTCCACCACGTACAGCGATTGCCACGTGGCCAGTAAGACCAAGGGAGGGACTACTACTACAAGTGGAAATGTCAGTGCGACTACTCTTTCTCAGCCTAGCACCACTGCGTTCTCAGTCACTACCACGACTTTTCTGGGACACTATTATCAGTTGACCGGTCATACATACCCGGGAGACACACGATGGTGCGCGTGGGCCGATGATGGTACCACGAACGGCGCGTGGGTCTGCAACGGGAATGATTTCACGGGTGTTGACAATTGTTGCGGCAACTCAGTGGGTCTTAGCAAATGGAACGTAGACAACCGCACGGCTACCATGCTCGGCAATCCGTCAGGAGCGAACAATACAGGAGCCGGTGGAGCTGCGAATTTTCCGACTACATATACTTCTGACGGACAGCGGTCATTTGCCGAAGGAGTAGCGGCTGTTCGTGGAAATGTGTATCAGTATATGTGGAGATCGGCAGGATGCGGGCTGATCTTTAAAAGTGCAGATGTCTTTTCAACTACGGTAGGCCCGGTGCGGTCGTTGTCTGGTCCAGGCACTGCGGGTGTGAGTTTTACGCCGTCTGGAAATTACGATTATCCTACGACATCGTCGGGCTGCACCGGCAATGCAGGAGCCGTGAATGGACACTATGACATAATATCCGGGTACACAGTAGGACTTTGCAAAGATTGGGGAGGTCTACCGTCTATCTCAGGAAATACCGTCACGTGGCCGTTTGCATGTTCGCATAATGCTGGAACAGATGGATGGGTCTACATGACGGCGGTCAGCAGTACCGCAGCTACGTTTGGATTTGTTCGTGTGCGCGTGGAAGACATTCAGCTCAATCGCGACTACTCGCATTACCAGCGATACATCGGGTCGGGTGGCTCTGATGGACTGGCCGACTCCAGTTGGCAGCCCTACACCTATAACGATTCGGGCACGCAATGGAGCAACGATCAATATGGCCGCAAGCCGCACGTAGATTTCATTCCCGGCCTGAATCGATGGGTCGCCACTGCCTGGACATATGCCGATCCCAATAACGCCGATCAGTCAAACGGTTTCAATGTGTGGGACCTGGGCCGTTACCCATGGGACTTTGCTCATGCGACTCTGGTGAAGTTCGTTCCGTACGACCCGAACGACAATGGCACTCCGTTCAATCCTGTGTTCCCTCAGATAGCTATCCCAAAAACAATCAATAACGGCAACGGGACATATTCCATCGAGCTTCAGGTGACGGGCTCCGATCAGGATAAAGTAAATTACCCGACTACGTATTATTACCAGCCCGCGTTTTACGCCATGACTTTTTCTGGAACCACTCCGGGAACCCACATTACAGGGAATAGCACGGTGCGAGGCACCGCGCGCGTACAATAACAATTTATGACGACTGACGAAATACTCAAACGATTTGCAATGACGCAGCTCCCGGCCGTGCAAGCAGCTTCGACGGCGGCCGTGACTGCACAAGTTTCTAGACTGAACGAAGGGCTCAAGGCATTCTATACTACTCAGTTCAACAACTGGCTTATAAACTGGACGGCTGGACGCATTACCGACCGCAACACGGCTCCCGCGCCTCCCAACGGATACGTGGTAGGACACTTCAATGATCCTACCACGGGTCCAGGGATGTCGAGTCCCTACGGTGATCTCATTGTCGAATGGGCCTGTCCTGTAGTCGGTGATGCCCCAATATGTGAACAGCCTCCTATACCTGACATACCGTCTGCAACTCCACCGGCATCTCCAGAACCGTCTCCAGAAGTCGGTAATAAAGTCAATGCCGCTCAGCCTGCTATGGATGGCTTTCAGGAGGGCTATCAACTAACGCGCTCTGATGGTTCAGTGTGGAAGAAGTTTAGAACAGTTCTGCCTTTTGGAGTTGTGTACTACTGGCAGTGCATCAGTGTTCGAACCTAGGTTTCTTATGGCTGCTGCGATTCTAGTTCCATTGATTGAGGGCTTGGGGCCGCCTCTAATCAATTTCCTTACCGGCTTGATTCACAAGAAAGCTCTCGAAGCTGAACAGACCCATGGACCGAAATCGGGACCGTTGAAATTCGCAGACGTGTTCGTAGGAGTAATGAATGATGTAGCCAAAGCTAAGGCCGCTGGAACTATCAGTGTGATGCCCGATGACAATCTGGTCAAGATCATCATCCAGGCAGTAACCACCAGCATGATGATTTCGGGTACACTGAACGGCGACAACAATCCAGCGCCTGCGGTCACGGTCGATTCTACTTCTAAACAATTCGTGTTGAAGCCTGGAGAGAGCGTTACTATCAAATGCTAGACAGAGAAAAGTTGCTATTGAGCATCCAAGGTGGAGGCATCCGCGGGATAATTCCCTGTCTGGCTCTAAAGAAACTGGAAGAGCACACTCAAAAGTTGACGCGTGAAATATTCGGGTGGATCGGAGGAACATCTACAGGGGCGTTACTTACGGCGGCAATCGCAGCCGGTATCCCGGCTTACAAATCGTTAGAAGTATACGTGAAAAGTGGCCCGGAAATCTTTTCACCGCTGAGCGATGAGGGCCGCAAGCTCAATCTCTTGATCCGTGGTCGCCAGTTCGACAGCAATATAATTCATCGTGTTCTGACACGCACTCTTGATACTGCGATGGCTATGCGGATCAACGACTCGCCGGTTAATGTCATGATCACGGCCGGCGATATGCTCGGAGTGGCTTGGTATTTCGTAAAGGACGCCGATACAAATTCTAAGAAAACAGGCCGTGCATTGCTGCTCGACACCGCAGTTGCGAGCGCCTGTGCGGCTACTTATCACGATCCGTGGCTGATCCCTGGATTTGGATATTTCTCTGACGGCGGGATGGTAAGTCTGGCCGATCCCGTATATCAGCTCTGTGTAGAAGCATTCAAGGGATATAAGTGCTACGGCAGTGTAGAACCAAGCAGCGCGCGGGTGGTCTCTTTGGGTACGGGATTCTATGCTCCTGAGAGTGTACCCGACCCTCCCGATTCCCTTCTAGAAAACATCAAATTCGTAACCAGTTCAG